CTTTACATTAGAAATAAGAATTAAATTAGGTACATCGTATTCAAGACCTGCACTATCTTGCTCATGTAATTCAAATATTCCCCATGTTTGAATAACAGAAAAGTCTGCAGTAGTCTTAGTAGAAAACGCAGTATCTAAAGTCTGAAGAACAAAATCACAAGTTGGCGGCTCAGATAAAGACCATTTTTTAAACCACACTTTCTTTAAAATGCCACCTTCAGCAGCAACAGGATTTTGCATAAATAATGATTCCCAATAACGAGAGCCATTATTTCTTTTTATTTCCTCCTCATCTTTTTTTAAAATTTCATTTGGTTTCCATTGAGGAAAATAAGAATCACCTTTAGGTATATCTAAAAGTTTAGATGATGCATCATCAACCCACGCAGGTATTTTAATAACCTCCCACTCACCCTTCTTTGCATTTTCAAGAAGCCAGCCTGCAAGATCGTCTTCGTGATAGCGCGTATTAATAATGACTATAGAACCGTTAGGCATAAGTCTGGTACGCAAACCTGCAGGATACCACTCTTTTATATATCGACGCCCAGCTTCGGAAAAGGCATCCTCTTCGGACATTACATCATCCAGTATAGCAACGTGTGCGCCACGGCCTGCAATCTGAGTTTTAACTCCAGCAGCCACATACGTGCCGCCCCTATTAGTTTGCCACTTTCCCGCACTTCTAACATCGGCTCGAATTTGAACTCCCGGAAAAATACCCATGAATGTATCGGACCTTATGATATCACGAACATTACGCCCAAAGTCAGACGCCAATTGATCTGAATGGGATACAGATAAAATCTCATGGTTAGGATTATTACCTACGTACCATGCAGGAAAAAGCTTGGAGCATATAAGAGATTTACTAGAGCGCGGTGGAAGAAATACCATTAGACGCTTTAGATCACCGTCAGCCATCCTCTGCAGTCTATTACAAATAACTTTGATGTGGTTCCCCATAACAAAGTCAGCAACCAATTCAGGCGCAACCAGCTTAACAAAGGTAAAGAAATCAGTCTTACCCTTGGCTAACACATAATTTATTAATTGGTCTCTTAATTCTGCAGACGGCAATTAAGGTTTACCACCCTCTATTAGCTTTAGACCTGCGATATCAGCTAGCTTGTCGATATCCTTTTTTATAGCTTCCTCGTCATTTCCTGAGTCGAGAGCACCATGACGAATTTTCTGCTCTGAACGATCTATAAGCATCCCTAGATGTTTGCCCACAAATTCCATAGCTCTGTTGGCATTGGCAAAATCATTCTCTTCAAGGGATTTATCGTATATCTCGTTGAAACGATCCAAGACCTTGTTGGCGTTAAATTTAATTTTATCGATGGTCGCCTCCCTTATCTCGTCTATACGCGCCTGAATCTTGGGGCTATTTAAAAGAGCCTTGGCATTACGCTCACGAAAGCTCTTGTAGCCTGCTTTCTTATAGGCTTCCGGCAAGTCTCCGGTACGCATATATTCTAAGCAAAATTTCTCTTGCCGCGCAGTTAATCCGCTAAATTGCAAACCTCCCCTGGAAGTCGGTTCTTCTAGCATACCTTTTCTCCGTTTCAATTCCCAGCGAATACCCTCTACATCACGACCATTGGGCTTTTTTCGCAATTTGACCAAATGCGCATAAATATCTACAAGTTCATCGGTACTATATTTTCCGTAAAGCACATGGGGTTTATGTTTCATGGGCTATTCTACCACTTCTAGACGGAATTTACGAGACCTTCTTTTGCAAGAAGTACGCCAAGCCTTACCATCTCCCTTATCCAGGCCATATATCTGAATGCTATGTTGCTTAAGGGCAGGCTTGAGACGGCGCAAATTATCGAGAAGCCACTTAACATTAGAAGGTATTGTCTTGGGAGGATAATTTTTGACGGTGTAGCATAACTGCACAAAATCGTCATAGGTGCCTTCGAATATCTTTTTCTCGGTCATTACCTCCACAAGTAACTTGGCGAAAGGATCGACATCTATGACATTTGTAGTTGTCGAGAGACGATTATTATTATAGATATCAAGAAACTTTCCTGATTCCCAACCCAAGGCTTCAGCACCTGCCTCTACCCACTGAACTACAGACCTGAATCCCAAGGTCGCATTCACATTCAGATCATACTGCTTTCGATAACATACAGAAAGGACATTCAAAAGACCGCCCAGGATTTTAGCTTTATCCTTTTCAAAGGCGTCCAGTATCTCCTTAATACTTCTAGGGTCTTTAAAGGGTGAATCATCCAGATAAATTGCCATGACACGGCGAGCCAAATCATCCCTCTCCACCAAGTCGGGAATACCGTTTAGAATTACGGGACGAGTAACAGTATACTGATTAAGACCATGATTAGTATAAAGAGCCCGTTTCATTATGGTAAGGCCTGTGGCGATCTTACACAGGGTATCAGACATATCTCTCTTTATATTGGATATATTGTCATATACCAGTACATGCCTCGCACGGGCTGCTACAGCTATATCTTCCTCTCCCTTCGGAAAGGTCGCGGCAGTGTCGTGATGAGGGTCTATGAGGGCTAGGAGGATGTTACAGATGGTAGTCTTGCCGGAGCCTTGGACACCAGATATAGAGAGGACTGGATACTCTTTTTCTTCGCGCATAGAGGCCAGAAGAAAGCCTACAATTAAAGTCCAATTGACATCGGAAAGCTGCGAGCCTCCGAGATATTGGCGCAAAAGTCCCAGGTCACCATTAGGGTCAGGCTCTTCATAACTCTGTGCAGAATTAGCTCTTATAAGAGGAACTGAGTCTGGTATGGACTCGACAATTTCCCAACCGTCTCCATCTAGACGAATGGCGCGAAAATCCTTATCGCACATATTATACCAGAGGGCATTACCTACATGCTTTACGCGGACCATAGGTATTACAGGCTTTCCCATGGCACGCGCCTCATTTAGAAGCCAGCTATAAATAGTCTGTAAAGCTATCTTAGAGGGTATTCGATGGCGCATCCTCTTATATGTGGTCTGTATGTGGTGAGTGAACATGGCTGATTCAACAGGCCAGAGAACTTTTTTGTTGCCTGTGCGCCAAGAAACATAGGGTATGTCATCGTTGCCGACATAAAACTTTGTGCTAGCTAAGATGCGATCTGCTACAAGGGTATTAAAATCTTCTACTTCAACTTCGGGGTTCTCAGGTATCTCTACCATTATTTCCTCTTGTGATCTAAACCGGGTTAGAATATACTCCATCTCGCCAACGGGACGGGGCCTTTCAGCAATGGAGGGCTCTTTCTTTTTCGGGTCTTCAAGGTAGCAGCCCCAGAAACTGGTGTCAACCTCCGACAGCCTCCGACAGCCTCCGACCTAAGTACTTGAAAAATAACAATTGTCGGCGGCAGCGGGTCGTTCGGAGGATGTTTTTCTGATATATATATATATTTTCTTTTTTCTAAAGAAGTTGACGCCTCCGACCCTCCGAACCTCCGACAATGTAATGAAATCAATGACTTAGTTCGGGTCGTGTCGGCGGCAAGCTAGATAAGTATTTGATTTTATTGGGAAAAGACGACCCGACAAATAATGCTGATGGAAGTGGTGTAGAGCGGGGAGCCTCAATTGATCACCCGAAAAAATCAATTCTAGTCTCTCGCGTCATATGGCCGCATAACCCGCCCTACGCTATACACGATATATCATTAAATACTGGTGGTCAAGCGATCCGAAAAAAAAATGCTGGAATGTGCTAAATTTTTTTCACCTCGTATTCCCCACAACAACACACCCCCCTGTTTTTCCTTCCCCCGGGGGCCCTCTCGATGCCCAGACCGGAAAGAACAAACCATGAACAGACTAGGGCAAAAAAAAGTCCCGCCGATCTCAGTTTTACCTGAAATCGACGGGACAATTTCACCAGCTTAGAAAGTCTAGCCTAGTGACAGCTTTCCGCGCTTCGGGCGTTGTCCAGAGGCGTCGAGCTTTACCTCTTCGAGCAAGTTAGCATCCACCAAGGCGTCGGCATCGTGGAGCTTTATGTAATACCCTCCCATAAAGCTCACCAAGTCGAGGTCCATGCCCTTGAGGTCTCCGGTGCCCTTAATCGATGTTAGGGTACCGTAGCAGGTGCGGCTTTCGTTAACCTGCTCAAGGTGAAGAACCATGTGGATATCACCGTTTCCGGTGAAATTGAAGCGTACTTTTTTGGCCGTATCCGCCATAAGCTTAGTACTCCGGGCATTGTTGCAGCCCTTATGCCGTTAGTGGCTTCCGAGTGACCGCGCCCATTGTGTTGCTTGCGGTATCGCTCCCGTGCCGAAAGAATGGCGTCTAGACGGGTTGTGCCAGTTGGCCCCTTTCATGTAAGCGCTCAGCCCTAAGTTACAACCCCCAGGTGAAATTATTTCTGTTCCTGCTTTGTTCCCTCAGTACAGTTTAGCATAGCTCTAAGCCCTAAGTGTCTGAGATGTAAGGATATTATATATTACTTTCAAACCGGCAACCATGTACGCCTAACACCTATGGTTGAACAATCAAACCGGAACATAAGGCGAACATCAAACCGGATAGTGGGCCAAAAGAACAAAAGGTGAACAAAGGAACAAAAGGTAAACAGTTCGGGAACAAACCGGGAATAGTGTTGCAAAAATGTCACTGTCAAGCAAAAACTGCTCGGATCGGAAATAAAGTTTAGGAAAACGGGAACGAAGGGAGAACAAACGGGGAAGAGTGTGGCAAGGATGTCACAGTCGGAGAGGAAAGCAACACGAGTCGTCCCTTTGGGAATTGACGCGATTTCCCCAGGTGGTACTGTCAGCCCGCAAATTTGATTAACCCAATAACTTAGGAGTTACAGACAGATGGCACATAGACAGATAAACGGCTGGTTCGAAGGATCAAACGGCGGCGAATACTTTGAGATGGGCGGCGAATCCCTTAGGACAATCGCCCTGGCAATGATCAAGGAGTTTGGTGCAGATGAGGTATGCGGCGTTGATATCGAGGCCGAAGACATTCACGGCGACGATGTATCCCAAGCGCTGTACCATTGGCTTAACCCACCGATGCCTGGGTTTCGGCACACGCTCAGTATTGGAGGCATGAAGGATGACTGAAAGGATGTTCGATGCGCTTGAGTATAGCATCGTTTCTTATCTAGAGTTTGGCGATGGGCATGTCGAATGTGTCTGGGAACGTGGGGCTGATGACGAAACATTTTTGACTGAGGCGACTGCCAAGCAAGTAGCCCATCATCGCCTAGTATCAGCGAACTGCGCGGGCCCCGTTGGGTTTGACGTCTTTAACATTGGAGAAACATCATGACAATATGGCATTTTGATACCACCGGAGAAGCCTATGACGCATGCCAGTGCGATGACAGGCTGAAGG